CAGAATTGAGAAAGTTAGAAGACAAGCTACAAACGGCAGTTGTAACATACCTAAGGCTGGTCAAGAAAGCATTGTATTGTGCCTCTTTAGGCGGTCAGTATCAACGCTATAATTCGCAAAAGATGAAAGCCAAGCGTACTGGATATGTGGCTGGATTCCCAGATGTGTTTTGCTACGATGCCAGAGGTGGGTATCATGGTCTTGCTTTAGAGTTAAAGGTCAAAGGTAACTACGCAAGTCAGAAGCAGAAGAACTGGATTAAAAGATTAAACGATCGAGGCTATATGGCAAAGGTTTGTACCGGCTTTGATGACGCTAAAAAGTTTATTGATGATTACTACGATTTAGAAAAAAAATAAAATATTTTAAATTTATAGTTGTTATTATAAAAAGTATTTTTATATTTGTAGGGTAATCAAAACAAAATTAACTATGGAGCTAAAAGAAAATCAAATCCAAAATATTCAAAAAGGTGATGCAATTACTTTTTTTGTGATATTTTATGACAGTAACTACAGACCAACAAAAATGAGAAAAGTAAGAAAAGTTAAAAAAGTTATTGTAAGCGAAGAGGGTATTTACTTTGAGGTAAATGATTTTGAAAAAGTATATGCTAAAGAAGTAATTAAAATACATAAAAAAGCAAACTAAATAAACCAACTATGGAAGTAAAGATTGATACAAGCTGCAAGGATGTAATAAATGCCAGAGGTAATTTCCCAGTAGGGCATATTAAGGTCTTAATGAATCACTATGTAGATATGGCTGACAACCTTGAAAGACTGATAAAGGTATACGAAGAAAGGATTGAGGTATTAGAAGCGTCAGACAACCCACACAAAGAATTTCTTATTAGAGAACTTAAAAACCTATTTATTGCTGGGGGGTGCGATTGGGAGCCAGAAAGTATATGGGATAGCCCAACTGGTGTTGAGTGCGATATGCAACTCAGACATTACCCAGATGAAAGACTTGGATAAAGTGAGTAAGCTACTTGAGTGCTGCATATTAAGTCCTACCTCAACCTAATACAATGGTTTAATTTCACTGGGTAGGCAAAGATTTTTAAATTGGGATTTAAAGATCAGCTTGAGAGGGGGGGTATGGGAACTCCCCCACTTAAACAAAACTAACAATTAACTATTTATGGCTATGGCAGAAACTTACATTTACGCAGTCGCAATACTACTACCGATAGTTTACATATTGGGTATGTACTTTACAACAAAGTAGGGTGGTGGAACTGGCAAACACACCCTCCTGTCTCGAGGGCGAGGAATGTAGCAATACCCTCTTGAACGTTCGAATCGTTCCCCTACTGCTAAACATTAAAAACTAAACAAATGAGCAAAGAAAGAGAAACAGAAGTAGATACTACTTGGGATGCATGGCTTAACGACATGAGCGACAGAGATCAACCAGAAGCGTGTAGTGTAGATAATCCAGATTGTGAAGCTTGTGGTTCATGAGTAGTATAGAGAACAAAGTATGCATAAAGATACTTGACAGAGCAGAGGTAGGCGAGAAGAAATACGGCACTACAATGGAGCGAACCGACCTATCAACGATTGACTGGATAAAACACGCACAAGAGGAAGCGATGGATTTAGCAGTATATTTAGAGAAGATTCTGGAGTTATTAACAAAGGAACAAAAGCAAAAAAAATAACCTATATTAGCAATGTAAGGTTTTCACATTAGTTAGTTTTGAGAGGAGCGAGGAGTAAAATCTTTGTTCCTCTTTTTTATTTAGAGCATTATGTTAGGAAAAGGATTAGTAAATAGATTGATTTTAAAAGCCGTACGAAGAGGTAAAAAAATAAAAGTGATAAAACGCTATTTATATATGTATCATCAAATTAATATAGGCGATAAAGCATTGCGCCAAAGGTATGAAAGAATTAAAGTATTTGCTCGGCAAGGAGTACAATAAAATCCATGACATAGCCCTAAAGATTACAAAGGGCAACGACATAGACGCGCAAGATTTAACGCAAGAGGTCTATGTTATAATGTTAGAATACGACCAAGAGAAACTCCAGAAGATATACGACAACGGACATCTCAATTACTGGGTAGCAAGAGTAATGCTCAACCAGTATATCAGAAGCACATCCCCTTTTAAAAAGAAGCATCATTCCTACCTTAAAGATGCCAACGCAGTAGTGAGCAACCTTGCCCATGATGATAGCGAAGAAACAATACAAGACAAAATACTTTTTGAGCAACGGCTAGAGCAAGTTGAGGACATAATGAAAGACTTGCATTTCTACGACAAGACGTTATTTAAGATATACTATGAATCCGATCATTCAATTAGAAGCCTATCGGAATCCACAAGCATCAGCACAACCTCAATATTCAATACTATTAAGAACGTAAGAAACTATATAAAGGATGAAATTAAAGACAAGCAATAAAGTCTATAATGAGCGAATGGAGATATGTCGTAAGTGCGACCATTTCAGAAAGTCGGTTGCCCAATGTAAAAAATGTGGGTGCTTTATGAAGATAAAAGGGGCGATTGCTTTTACGAGATGTCCAATCGGCAAATGGGAAAGGGAAAAGGATATAACCCAAGACCAATTATCTATCCTTAGACGGCTTGTAAATAGCTTAGAGAACACTAAGGTAACACATGAGCAGAACGTAGGGCTTACTAATTTATACAATGAGATATTTGGAATGAGAAAAAACGTATCATCATGTGGTGGGTGCGTCAGAGATATGGTAAAAGACCTAAAGCAATTATTAGAGAGTTATGAAGATTGAAAGCGTTAAAATATCGGAGTTAAGATTTGCCGAGTACAACCCTCGCACAATCTCAAAGAAGCAGTTTAAAGACCTAAAGAAAAGCCTCGAAGAGTTTGGTCTGGTTAACCCTATTGTAATCAATTCAAACGAAGACAGAAAGAACGTCATTATAGGGGGGCATCAAAGAGCCAGAGCATGGGAAGATTTAGGTAATGACCACATACTAACTTATGCAGTTGATTTGCCTATCGAAAAAGAGATGAAACTCAATCTAAGGCTAAACAAGAACGGAGGAAAGTTTGACGATGATCTACTGCTTAATTACTTTGATGAAGAGGTATTATTTGAGGTAGGGTTTACTGTAAACGATTTGAATATCAATATAGACAAGTACGAAGATAATACGCTCGAAGAGGTAACGAAAGACGTTTGCGAGTGTTGTGGCGCACCAATATGAAAAAGCACACTAAAATATATATGGATTACTTTAGCTTTGATAAGTGCGATTTTATCCCTTGCGAAGTATGTGGTAATCCAGCACATGACATCCATCACATAGATGCAAGAGGTATGGGTGGCAGTAAAGAAAAAGACTACATTGAAAACTTACAAGCAGTGTGTCGGAGTTGTCATATTGAGTACGGAGATATATCGTATTTAAAAGATATGTTAAAGAAGATACACTTAAAATATATGGAAGTATATGGAACAAAATAGAACAAAGGTAGCTAAAGAAAGAATGCTCAAAGCGTTAGAGAAATCGCTGGGCATAGTATCAACGGCTCTAAAGATGACAGACCTATCAAGAACGAATTACTACAAGTGGCTTAAAGAAGACCAAGAGTTCGCTGATAAGGTCAAAGAGATAGAACAGATAGAGCATGATTTTATACGCTCTAAGTATTACGAATGCATAAAGGACAAAGTACCAAGCGTTGTAATTCATGCAGCCAAAACACAATTAGGATTAAGTGAGCGTCAGCAGATAGATGTAACAACGCAAGGGGATAAGATTAACAAAATAGAAATAGAGATTGTCAAGTCTAAAGATACAGACGAGTAACGTATTTGAGAGGAACTACAATGCACCTACTAAGCTGGTGGTTAATCAAGGGGGTACACGAAGTGGGAAGACCTACTCACTTTGTCAGCTTCTTATTGTCAAGGCTTTTGAAGAAACTGGTAAAAGATTCAGCATTGTAAGGAAGTCGCTACCCAGCTTGAAGCTATCGGTAATGAAAGACTTTTTTGAGATACTTAATGCTCATGGTTTATACGATGAAACAAAACACAATAAGTCAGACCATACCTACACGCTTAACGGCAACACATTTGAGTTTATATCTTTAGACCAGCCACAAAAGAAAAGAGGTGCTAAACGGCATTATCTATTCTGTAACGAGGCAAACGAATTAACGTGGGAAGATTTCTTTCAGCTGCTGGTAAGAACAGAGGAAAAGATATACATTGATTATAACCCATCTGAAACACATCACTGGTTATATGACAAGGTGCTGAACAGAGAAGATTGTACATTCATCAAATCAACGTACAAGGATAATCCATTTCTACCAGATGAATTGGTCAAAGAGATTGAAAGGCTACGAGAAACAGACGAGGATTATTGGAAGATATACGGATTAGGGGAGCGAGGATTCTCCAAGTCTATCATATTCCCAAGGGTAGAGATGATGAGTAAGATACCAGAAGAGGCAACGCTTATTTCTACTGGCTTAGACTTTGGATATACCAACGATCCAAGTGCTTTAGTAGAGGTATACGAATTAGAAGACAAATTAATATTTAACGAATTACTATATGAACGAGGACTCACTAACTCTGATATTGCTAACCGAATGGGTTCTTTCTGGACTGATAAGCGAAGAGTTGTATTTGCAGACAGTTCAGAGCCTAAGTCCATCGAAGAACTATATCGCCTAGGATACAACGTAAAACCATGCGTAAAGGGTAGGGATTCAATTAACATAGGGATAGACCTACTGAAACGATTTAAACTATGCGTAACAACCAAAAGCACAAACCTAATATCGGAGTTCAATGGCTACAAATGGCAAGAGGATAAGAACGGCTATCTACTTAATAAGCCAATAGATAATAACAATCACGGAATAGATGCATTACGCTATGCAGTTACTATGGTCAAGAGCAAACCAAACGTAGGGAAATATTCTATTCGATAAATTATTTTAATATTTATTTGATATTTGTTTGGTATTATAAAAAAATGTTTTATATTTGTAGTATACAAAAACAAACTAAGACATGAAAAATACAGAGATTTACACAGACAAATACGGAAACATAAGCACATTAAAGTTAGATAAAATTATTGATGCTGCGAGAAACCACATCTCTAAAAACTTTAGAGGTTATCACGTAAACGGAATCACTTTCGGAGATTTCCTACAAACAAAAAGAATGAGAGATTTAAAAAATAGATTTGAAATCGAAGTAAACAGAATAGGTGCTAATTATACATTTGGAGATGCAACGTGCTAATCTAAAAACATACTAACAAGAGCCTCACAATAGTGGGGCTTTTCTTATTTTTATACATAATTAACTTTTTACTATTTAATAATATGAAGCTGACAATACCGACAGACACAAGCGAGATAACTCTTGGGCAATTACAAAGGCTCACAGAAATAGAAGAGGCTGAACTTGGTAATCT